CACCAATCCTAGCTGTACCAGCAACTGTTCTAATACCATCAGGTGCTAAGAATACTAAGTCACCACCAATCTCTTGAATACTGTAGCCACTTAAACAACCTACGTTTTCTGCAACAGGTAAAATTGCTACAGTTTGACTATCGTTAATATTTATAAGTTTATGAATACTATTTTCACAGAATATAAATAAGTCTTCACGGAATCCTTTAATACCTACTATTTGGTCAGATATTGATATAGCATTCGTACTTGGAAAAGATGAAAAAGTATTTTTTGAACTGTAGTATAAAGTGTTTAAATTATCTTCAACCCCTGCTGCAATTAAATGATGGTCATGTACTGTAACATATTTAACAGCTTCACCACTTCCTGTAACGTCTACTAAACTAGTATAAAAAGTTCTAGTGTTTAAATTACCTGAACCTTCCATTCTAAAACTAAAAACAACATTAGCTCCATCAGCTATATTAAGTTCACCATACTCAAACGTAGCACCTTCAAAAAGTGCAAAAGAACATTGTCCTTGTCCTGTTCTAGCTGTAACAGCTTTACCTGTAAAGGTTGTGTAGTTATCTCCTGAGTTAGCAGATAATTTATTTATCTGTAACCAAGTAGCACCGTCGTTACTAAAAAATATATCTGTTCCTGCACAAACTACTACACCATCTGCATAAGGAAATACTCCTAGTATATCTGTAATACCACCTGTAGGTTGTGTAGCTGTGACATTACCAACTTTATATTTTTCATAACCGTTAATACGTCTATAGCCACCTTCTGTAGCTACTTCAAAGTTTTGTAATGTCTTTGCAACTCCGGGAGTTTTAAGTAAGTCAATAGAGTTTACTGACTTTACTAAACCTCCATTACATGCAACGGTATAAGGTTGTGAACGTGCCATATAATTTAAAAGTAGATTCTATCGTCTGTCATATATTTAGGAGCTGGATTCATGAGATTAGATTTCATGTGCTTCATCCCCTTTTTAAAGTCTTCTAAAGCAAAAGCTGCTTGTTGTGGACTTTCTTTAAACTGCCATACATAGTATCTTGATTTAGCAGTTATAATGTTAGCATACTGGTCTGGTAATGCTATTGTGTCACCATGTGCTACAAGCTCTACAGGCTTTGTAAAAGCATAAAAGTGAATGTTATAAACTTTGTCAGGTATTGGACTTAAACCAAACTTCCTGTTGTCTGGAGATTTAATTACAAATTTAGGCTCTCCGTATGCCTGTGTGTTTGCATCATCTGCATTTTCACTATCTCTATAATATCTTTTCCAATCTGTATGTGTGATAAATTTTAAACCTTTAGAGACGTGAGGGGCTGATTCACCTGCTACGTTAATGGTGGTTGCATAAAAATCATCCCAGTCTACAGAAGCATAGTCTGTAGTAATACTAGAACTGTCAGCTTTTAATAAGTACCATCTTTGTCCTGCTACACTAGGGACTGTTACGTTACCATAAAAGGGGTCAGTTGCTCCACTAACTCCTGCTGAAAAAAAAAGGTAGTTGTGGTTCTTCGTTAGCTATATCAAACAAAGATTTATTAATTGAATCTTTTACAAATTTTTGAATACCTGTAGCACTTGCAAAAGTAGAACTAGTAAGCGGAACCTCATTAAGTTCTCTTAATACTTCATTAGTTAAATCTAGATATGTAGTAGCCATTATTCTCCCTGTAAAAGTGGAGGGTCAATTAAGACCCCCCGTATTGATTATTAGTCAATTGTGTAGATAGCTTTTACTAGAGCATCATCTCTGAGTACTTTAGCACCATATACATGCAGACCTCTAACAATATCGCCAAAAGAACTAGGGTCTCTAATTACTTCTGTTGATAAAATTGTGTTAGCGGTTGCTGTAGATGACATATGTCCGCCTAAACATTGTCCTGTTGCAGTCGAAACTGAAGGTACGTTGTTAGACTTATACATATCAAAGCCTCTTAATTTTCCACTTGAAACTAAACCATTTCTGATTGAGCCTTGACCAGCGTTAAAATCTACTGATAACAACTTAGAACCACTTTGTGATAGTTCTTCGTAGAAATCAGGAGATGCAACGAACCATCTGTTTTCTTCTGGGACTGATTGGTCGTCAAGAAGTCTAGCCATTCTAGCCATTAAGTCTAGAGGG